CAAGTATACAACCCATTATCAGATGTTCTAATTCATATAGATGAAGATGATGACATTGAATATGTAAATAATAATTATTTTAAAATCTGTTAATATTTTTTAGTAAACTGCGAATAAATATATAGGAAAGGGGATTAGCAATGAATGAAAAGCTAGAAGATTTGAAATGGTTAGATGGACGAAAGGTTTTAAACTTTGTTGGTATTTTACCAGACGATGAGCATCAAGAATGTATTGACTGCAAGTTCACAGGACAAGTTCATGCTGAGTTTGAAGTAGAAGGATTGGAAGAAGCTGAAGTAGTTTGCCCAAAGTGTGCAAGCCTACATTACTACATTGTTTAGTACCTATACATGAAGGAAATCAATCATGAAAATCAAAGTATCGGACAGGGCGATATATGGATATATACCAACAGAAAATCCAAATGTATTTAATAGAAAAAGCGTAGTATTTATAAAAGACCGAGGTTATTTATTCCAAGAAAATTCAGTAAAGATCATTAAACAAATATTGGATGGCATCGTATATGAAATAGAAGAATCAACACCATATGATGCTAAAACGATTATGTTGGAAAATCCAAGAAGGTATAGCAAGAAAAGGTTGGGCGAACTTTTTGACATTCATGTAAAAGGAAATACCAATGAAGGAAATTAAGTATATCTATGTAGATGTAACAGCTAGGGTTTGTATATCTACATACGAAGACGATAAAGAGAACTCCATCCGTGGACTTAAACCAGATTTTGTTTCTACAGTTGGTGATTATGTAGAGTGGGTAAAAGTTGAAAAAGTTAATGAATTGAAAGTTTAAGGAGCAAACATGGAAAGTAATTTGAATGAAATCGCCCAAGGTGCAATTCATGGTGATTTTTTGGCTGATGTAAGTAAAGTTGGTGAAAACTTTGTTGTCAGCATTAAACACTATAAGCATGATGAAGACCATTGCCGTGGACAAAATCAAGTAGTTGGCGAACTACATAAGGCTATTGGGGCATTAAACCTCAATAAGCTTGAGAACATCACGCATGGTGGCGGTTTTGCTTGTGTAAAATGTAAGTAATAAAAGTTTAAAAGGATAGTATCATGGCTAAAGTTTCTATCAATGCTGAAAACGCTTCTAACGCTTTTTTTAATGTGGCTGATGTAATTGAGTCATTAAAAAGGTTTGACAATGTTTTGGAATCCCCTATTTCAGATGACGATGATAATGGTTATTCCATCGGCGATTGTCTAGATGACATAAAAGCATTTCTTCAACAGCTAGATGAAGAATGTATATCATCTGACAAAAACTAATAATAAAATTAGGGTCTGTAGCTCAATAGGTTAGAGCAAGCGACTCATCTGAGGTTGTCTTCTTGGTTCAAATGGTGTAATATAATTACAGTATTACACTATAAGGAGACAACATGAAAAGCGATGTAAGAATCTTAAATGGTTATAGACTTATATTTTTGCCAGAACACTCAAGAGCTATGAAAAATAGCAATTGGGAAGGATATGTTTATGAACATATCGTAGTTGCTGAAGAATGTGTTGGTCGTAACTTAAAAGATGAAGAAGTTGTGCATCATTTAAATGGCAAAAGAGATGATAATAGACATCAAAATCTATTAGTTCTCGAAAGAAGCCAACACGCTAAACTTCACGCTTGGATAGACTCAGGTGCTTCTGGTTTGGAAACTGCCAGAAAGAATCGGATGAATTCAATGAAAATGTCACATAATGAACCTAAATTTTGCAAAATTTGTTTTCGGACACTACAAGATAAACAATCAAAATTTTGTGGTATTGATTGTCAATCTTTAGGAACTCGTATTGTTAATAGACCTGAAAAAAATCAATTAAAAGAAGATATTGAAAAAATGTCTTTTGTAAAAATTGGTAAAAAGTATGGTGTTTCAGACAATACGATAAGAAAATGGGCTAAGCAATATGGAATTATGCCATCAACATTGAGCCAAGCCATTGGTACACCAATGGAAGGTGCAGAGACTAGCGGAGAGGTAAAGCCCTCTTAATAACCGCACTAGCGTCCGATATCCTTATGGGATAATGATATAGTCCATGGAGGGTAGAAATACCCACAAACATGAATCGCTAGGTTTTCGGTTCAAATCCGAACAGACCCATTAAATAAACATTCTTTATCAACGGAGATAAATAATAATGCCCAGAACATTCCAAGCTAAGATTGTAATATTTGTCGAAGTTGATGTTCCTGACAATATGCCAGAATTAAATGTTGAAAGCTGGGTTAATTATGAGGCTAAACTTTTGGCAAATAAAATGTTGTGGGATGAAAAAACTAAATTTGAAATAGTTCATGTGGAATAAAAATATGACAAGAAAAGATTTCTTAGAACTGGTAGATAGATCAAGGATGACAAACAGCGAAAGAATAAATGCTGGACTTCCTCTTGCAGAAGAAGATATTAGGCGAGTTCTAGATGAGTGTTATCCATATTTAAAGAAGTCAAAGGAATGGGAAAATGATAGAGATGGGTAATGGCTGGACTGTTAGCTTAAAAGACAATTCGTGTTTGAATAAACTATCATATCAAGAAAAGAAAAAATGGTGGAATGATATAAAAAAAGTAACACCAATTCAATTTTCAGTAAAGGAAAAGGCAGATACAGCGAAGATATTATTAGAGAGAAGAACGAAATTTGAGTGGATTGTTACTAACACTCTTTTTCTTGGTCACTATCACGAAAAGAGACAAAGGGGCGTGTAGACCAATGGCAGAGTCAAAGGACTTAAAATCCTTCAAGTATGGGTTCGACTCCCATCACGCCTATCCTATTAAATGAAAGGATTAATTATGGATGATTTTGTTTATGTGGTTAGACTTTCAGATCGTTACTACTTTGTGGGTTGGTGCAAAGTTGATGTTGTTAATTTCTGGAGAGAAATAAAGAGCATTGTAAATAAATTATATTTTGAAACCTATATAGAAGCAGAGGAAGTTGTAAAGCTTTTAAAAAGTAAAACAACTTTAAGTTGGGAAGTTAAACAAGTTAATCTGGAGGTCAAGCTATGAAAATTGATGACGCTATTAAGATGTTGCAGGAAGCAAAAGCGGAAGGGAATAAAAATATTATTTTTGCATTCTGGACAGCAGATATATTTACAAAAGTAAACGACAAGGGAGTTACTAAGAGTTATAAAGAAGGAGAAGTTTGGAAAAACTTGGTTGAGTTTATTGATAAAAATATGGATTGGGGTTATACGCACGAAGCATTACAAGAGATTATTAATGCTGTAAGAGGTGCTAAAAATGCATAAGAAACAAATTTTAGAATTTCTTGATGCAGAGACAGAGATAGAAGCTAGATCAAATATGTTTAGATATACAGAGTGCGGGGCGTTCATTGAATTCAAGGATGATCGTATTATAATTGGCTCAATTGTTGAAGGATCGGAAAATGGAACTGAATATTTTGAATTTGAATATGGCAAATTTACTGCAAATGAATTCCTAGATGCAATACAAGAAATTGAAAGACAGGCTAGTATAATCTGGGATTGGGCAAATAAAGAAGATGAGAATGGTCTTACAAATGCCGAGAAAGGATATGATTGGCCACTACTATGATCAAAGAAGATTTTTTAAAATACCTGAATGCCAGTAATGAATACAGAGCTAGTGTTAATTTCAATTCTTATACAGAATATAAAGTATTCTTAAGATTTGATAAAAACTCTATTTGTTTACATACAGCAGATAATAAAAAATCTCATGTATTAGAATATGGTAAATTTACTAAAGAACAATTTGATTTGCTCGTAGATGAACTGGAGAAGTAATGCATACATATTATGCAATTAAACATTCAAATAAAAAACCATGCATTGTTGGTATGGTTCAAGCGTGGAGAAGGGATACAGCTAATAAAATAGCAGAGGTTTGTTTTGCAAAAAGAAACTCTGACAGAGTGTATTTATATGTACAACCAAAGGGTTTTGTAGATAAAAATACAAAAAAATATATTTGGAGTAAATTTAAAAAGGTTGCTGACGAATAAATATATATAGCAAGAAAGGAGTTTGATATGACCAGCATGGAAAACAAGAAAGATTCAAAAAACAAGAAACCAAGATTATCCGATGAGGATATTCTTACTCAAGTTTTTATTCAATGTGGCCGTCCTAAAGACATAATCAAAACTGCTGTCGTTAATGTTTTTGATAATAGATATAGAGTTAATGTATGGCAAAGCATTAACAATCCATTTCTGCCAAAAGCCGGAAAGATTGTAGCAAGTTTTTTTGTGGTTGTTACTGACGAACTAGAGGTGAAAGTAATTAAATAAAGGAAATACAATGATTGAATCGCATGGAATGCTTTTAAATTATTTTTGTGTTGACCCATCTAATTATAAAAACGAAGTTCAAATAAACAACGATCTGTTTCCAGATGGCTTAACCATTAAAAAGGTTGACAATCTAACTGTTTTGTTAAAAGCAAAACACGCAATGAAAATCTTGTTTTATCCAATTAAACTTAAAAAGTTAGAAACTGCTTGTAATAACTTAGCAAAAGAAATGAAGGAGGAATCCAATGAAATGGTTTCAAGATCATAGCAATGTTTGTGCATTAGCACGATGGCTGGCCGGACTTGGAGAGTGGGAAAATATTGGAGATATTGAACTTCCAAATGGACAAACTGTTGAGGACAATCCAGCCGATAGGCTTATTTACTTCTTTGAAAAACCTTGGAAATGGGATTCTGAATGGGAAGAATTTAAGAAATCTGGGCATTCGTAAGACGAATAATATAATATAGGAAGGAGGATATAAAATGATTATACAAATTGATAACCAGTCTAGGCATATATTTGCTGTTGCTGCAAATTACCTTGTAGTAGACGAAGATAAGATCATTGGTGCTTTTATTACTAAGCGTGAAGCTATTGCACAAGAAAAGGTATATAAAAATGCTAAAGATGATTGCATTGATCTTGTGTCTTATGATGCTTAATGGGTGTGGAACTGTTGAGCAATCTGTATCAACCAGCATATCTCCCTATGATTCTAGAGAGATAGAAAAAGTAAATGTGAGTTTTAGATATACTTATACTTTTCCAAAATAAGGAGAATAAAATGAAAATGTATCTTATTAATGGTTATAAAGATAACCAAATTCGTGCCGGACTTCTTGAAAAAGAGTGGCAAAGTAAAAATGGCACTCCTCTTGTAACATTAAAAATTATTGACCATTACAATGAACATAAGACTGTTTACAGGACTTATCATAAAAATAAATTGGCGGTAATGAAAGTTCTTGAAATGGATGACAATCTTTTATCTAAATAACTGTACTACTCATACTAGAAGGGTTGAAAATTAAATGGCTAACAAAGGACAAAGCTGGAAACAAAATCGCTCTATTACTCCAGAAGAATTTGTAAAGGTATTTACCGAAAAGGATTCTTTTGAAGAAGTGGCAGAATATTTTGGCCTTAGTGTTTCTTCTGTAAAGAACAGGGCGTACTCCTTAAAAAGATCTGGCGTAAACCTAGTGACAAAAAAGAAAAATGCCAAACCATTTTTTGGAACTCAGGGATTTGATGTGGATTCGCTAAATAAAATCATTCAGAAGGCGAATAAATAAATAGAGGAGACTAAAATGCCACTAAAGCCAACTGCCGGTGCTGACTATTTTTTAATCTTTGGTTGTATCTTAACTTTTGTTATAGGTCTTTTTAGGAGTAATAGATATGTATAGAAGGTTCTTTATTACAACTGTAGCGTCTGTTCTTACAGCTGGCTTTGCTCTTGCAAAAAAGAAGGTTAGGCAAACTGTTAGCGGTTTTGGAAAAAGCCTTTCTGAAGCTATGACTGATTGCTATAGAAATGCTAGACTTGTTTCTACTTCATATCAGACTATTACTAGAAGTTCTTCTGGTAGCGGTTCTTCTTGGACTTACACTATGGTAATCGAATATGAAGACTAATTTTGAAAAGTGGGTTTTACCTAGATCAAACTGGACAATGTATGTTATCCATGTTTGTTCTAGGAAAATGCCAGAACAAATCTGGATTGAAAGATGCGGAAAAGACAGGAAATTAATGTTTGCACAAGGTGGTGCAGGAAAAAGAGGTGACATATTAACGGAACAGAAATTGCGGAGTATGGGCTACACACTATTAAAAAAATAGCGGTTGTAGTAGTTAATGAACACGGAGAAGTTTTTTCAAAAAAAGATAATACTCAGTTTAGCATTGACAAAAACAAGGCATTCGTATTTCATTGTTTAAATGAGGTTCATGCCGATATTGTTGTAGAAAAAACAAAGGAGCATACAGGACTTCAAAATTTGCAATGGAGGGCATATGACGAGACAGGCGAAAGCTAAAAAGACAGCAATAAAAATAGCTAAAGTTATGGCTCGACAACTAGGAAGAAAGATAAAAAACATAAGTTTTGACGATGCTGACACTATTCGTGAAGATTATTTTTCTATTTTTGGAACAGATAGATTGACACGAAGATATGATTTGGTAAGTATTGTAGCTTGAATTTTTAACACAAACCCAAAGGAGAGAATGATGGAAAGTTTTAAGAAGATTATGCCAGTTAGCCTTTTGCTTTGTTCTTTTTACATTATGGGAAGCACATTTTATATTGTGTATCAAAATGCACGATATAACTTTATGGCAAGCATTTATAGTGCAGAATCTAGGATTTTGCGTGACGAACTAAATGAAGTTAGATACAAGCCAGATTATGAAAGTGGTTATCGTGATGCAGTAATTAAAATGGGTACTCCAACAAGCCCAGGAGCCTATACCGATGGATTTACTGCTGCTGCAAAGATTTATCAAAACTCTAGTTATGCAGAAGGATATCACAACGCAATCAAGCAGTTTGGGTATAACGAAATTCCAAATGCTAATACTAAATTGCCACTAGATAATATAAAAACATCTTCTATTAAAACAGAGGATGTTCCTGTGAGGTTGGCTGAAGAAAAGTAAAATATAAAGTTAATTAATGCCCCTTAATTGGGGCATTTTTTAATTATGGAACATCAATGGAAAATTAATAAAATGTATGTTAGTTTTATTTTCTTTTATAATTTTTGTTATGTATGAAAAGTCTGCTCCATATCCAAAAGATTTCCATTCAGTATTATTTACTAATTCCCTTTTTAAAAAATAACAACATAAATCAATAGTTCCATTTTTTGGAATTGGTTTTGTGGATTTTAATATTTTGTATAAATAAGGATCATTTTTTATTCTATGTATGCATTCAGATATAACTACATTGCACTCTTTTGTTAAAAATATATTATTCAATAAGTTTAATATTTTTGGATTATAGTAATTATCTTCATTTGTAAAACCAAGTATGTCACAATCTGTTTTAAGTGCATATTCTCTTCTATATTCATGGCCCCAATGATTTAATCTTTCATTAGACTCAAAACATTTTATTTTTTCCGATAAAAGTTCCAGTTCATAATATTTTTTTCTAATTTTTTCATCTGTTATTTTTCCATCATGAACTATATTTAATTTCCAATTTTCATAAGATTGAGATAAAAATGAATAAACTAAACAGTATAATTTATTGATTCTATTTGGTTCATCGTTTAAATATGAAGCTACTGAAAAACCAAAACTTAAATTTGACATATGCATCCTTGTTTTTTGGAATGTGAATGATAAATCATTTTATCGAAACTAGATTTAATTTAAAGTATTCTTTTATAAAATATAAGAAGCATTTAAATGAAAATTGGTTAAATTATAGATTAGAATTATTTAATAAATTCTGCGCCCCATCAGTTTTAGGACAAAAAAACAAAAACTTTTTTTGGATGATTAAATGTGATTCAGAAACACCAAATGAAATCTTAAACAAAATAAAAATAGATGATAGAATACATATTTATTTTAATAAAGATGAAAATTTAAATATAAGAAAAGAAATTTCTAATTTAAACCATCCATTTGTTTTCTCTAGATTTGACAGCGATGATATTTATAGAAATGATTTTACAGAAGAAATAAAAAATAATTCTTCAGTATATGAAGACGAATATCTTATAGATATAAATTATTCATCTTTTGATTTATCAAAAAATTTATTTTGTCAAAAAAATATTTATCCTTCTCACTTTGTAAGTATAAAAACAAATAATATTGAAAAAGACATTTATGAAGATAAACATGTTAATTATTCAAGTAAATATAAAATATTTAAAATAAAAGAAAATTTAGCACTAGAATTAATACATGGAAAAAATATATCTAATAAATTTAATGAAAATGCAAAAAAAATAGATATAAATTTATCTGATTATAATATACTGCTGTAAATAATTACTGACAATTGGCGAATAAATATTAAGCAACAAAAGGAGTTTATTATGAAGATAGAAATGGATGGCGAAAAGTATCTTCTTTTTGCAAGTGAAAATGTGAAGCGTGTTTTTTTAAGCAATAAGGTAGCCATATTTGATTTAGTAAAACTTTATAAAAATAAACCTTTTACTAAAACTGGCACATGTACAATTGTTAATGTTGGGAATACAAATGTCAGTATTTTAAATATAAAAGCTTTAGATTTTGAAACTCAGGAAAACATTAATTGTTTTGTGTTACATTGCGTAGGAAATTATAAAGAATTAACGCCAGTAGCAGCTAATAAATGGTCAGTAACTCTTTATTGTGGACATAAAGCGATTATTGATGAAACAGTTGATTCGATTGATAAAGATCATAAAGTTCATTGTTTTTTATGTGAGAAGAAAAATTAGGAATGAGCTATGTCAGAACTAATTATTGAGGAATTAAAAAAAAGAATTCAAGAACTTGAAGAAAAGAATAAAAAGCTGCGTAAAGCATGTCAAAGAGCGTTTGACTTCGTTGATGACGAAGACAACAATAAAATAGTAGTTAAAATGCCTTTCTCATTTGGTCTGCATTGTGATTTAGCCGAAGCTTTAGATATTCGTGACCTAAAAAATTTGAAGGATTAATATGGAAAAGGAAATGATAAATTTAATTTTTGCGATGTATCAGTTGTCTGGTGGGAATAATGGAGAATTGTTTGCGAAGCTAACAGTAGAAGAACAAACTGTTTTAAGGTCTATCGTTTTTTCAAAGTTATTTTTTAATACAGAGATAAAAAATGGCAATTAAAAGAAACTGCTTCTGCTGCAATAAAAAACTCAAAGGTTTATATACTAATATAGAAGATCCTCCGTATGACGCTGTATCTTTTTCATCAGATGGAAAATATGGAAGTTCTATATTTGATCCATATGAAGAAAATGCACGAATAGAAATTTATATATGCGATGAATGTCTTAAAAAGAAAGCGAAGCTTTCTTATTATTATGAACTAGAACAAAAAATAGAGATTAAAAATATTCAGTCTTTTGACAAGAAACTAAAACAGGATGAAGCTATTATTAAAGAAAGAACTAAAAAGTTAATAGCTGCCGTAAAGAAATTTAAGAGGATGAAGAAAAATGACAAGAGAAGAAGCTGAAATTTATTGCGAAGAAATTGGAGCAAACCCTTTGTATGCAAATGGTTATGACGATTGTATAATTGGAGTTGGAAGAATATTTCATGATTATAAAATAATCTATGACACTAATAAGATTTTACATAAAATGGTAGAAGAACAAGGCATGACAACTGAAGAAGCTATAGAGTTTTACGAATATAATATGGTTGGTGCATACATGGGCGAAGGCACTCCTATATTTTTGGAAAATCATAATGAACAATGAGCAGTTAAACAAAATAAAAGAAACATGGAAACCAAAAGTAGATAAGCATTATGGAGAATGCTATTTGGCAAATGCAAGATGTGCAATACATTTTCTTTTACTAGAAATAGAAAGGCTAAAAAATGACATTGCCACAAGAAAGAACAAGGAGTGTGATACAAACTAGAGATTTTTTAATAGATTTAATTAATCCCAAAAAAACGCCAAAAGTTCCAAAATACATAAGACTTTCAGCAAAAAGACTTTTAAGACATTTTCCTTGGGATTATCATTTAAAACAAATATCTAAAAAAAATCCTGATGTATTCGGTGACATAAATGACATATTTACTTTTTCTATTACTAATAATTTTAAGTTTTCTAACGATAAAAAGTATAAGAAAAAATCAAAAAATACTAAAAATCTTTGAAGAAGAGGCGAATAAGATTATAGATGAAAAGTGCGGTTTAGAAATATTAAAAGTTATTTGTTCAATAGAAAATAAAATACGGAAAATAAAATGACAGATGAAGAAAAAATTAAATTAGTTATAGAAACAAGAGATGTTTTTGGAGATCCAAGAAGATTGTGTTTGCTTCTTGTTGATGAGATTAAAAATCTAAGATTAGAACTGGAAAAAGCAAAAGCATATGACTACAGATCCTATGCACCGAATGTTTGGACGCAAGCAGGAGAAAAATATGTTTTCCTGCAATAAAAAAGATGGCAATGGATTTAAAATTGGTTTTAAGAATGGATATACTTTGTCAGTAAGATTTGGAGTAAGAAACTACTGCGAAAATTTAGGCAAAGAAGATAAGAAATTTTTAAAATCAAGTGATGCAGAAATAGCCATTATTGATCCAGCAGGAAAGCTAATGCAATTAAATGATCAAGATGCAATATTGGCAAATCAATCAGCAGAAGATTTAGTAGAAACGCTTTTTAAATATTTTATGATGAAAAATGAAACCTATTAATGTTTTTTTATTAGTGATTTTAGCATTGGTTGGAAGTTATTATAAACAATATATTTATCACAAGGAAATTGGTGAAAAATTAATGAATAACCTTTATGAGATGGAACAAAGAGTTATACCAGACGAATCTATTAATGATGTTCCTGCTTATTCAGAAAAACAAATGATAAAGATAAAAGTAATTCATGAGTGCCAACAACTTATTTATGAGGAGTTTAAGTTATGGAAGTAACAGAAGAATTTATTCAAGAGATTGAAAAAGACATGCAATCCAATAATGGAAATTGGGTTTCTAATGAAAATGTTACCAAGCTTATTGCAGAAATAAGAAGATTGAAAGGGCTTATTAAGCCATGTTGTCAGAAAAAGAATTGCGTGAAATAGAAAATAGATTATACAGAGCAACTCCTGGTCCTTGGGTTTCTTCGTATTCTGAAAATGGAAAAACAAGCATATATTCAGAAAGTAAGGAGCGAGCATATTTTTATCATGGAGAATGGATTGCAGATGTATCTACGGAAGAAGACTTAAAATTTTTAGTTAATTCTATAGAAGATATACAAAAGCTTTTGAAAGAAGTTTATAGGCTAAAGACTATTTTGGATAAAAACATGTATAAAGAAATTGTTGAAGCATTTTGTCATAAATTAAGTGGAAAAACAGATGACAAAAAGTGAGTTATTCAAAAGATTAAATGACATTCACATATCAAAAGTATATGTAATGTTTTCTTATGAAAATAAAGAAATATCAATAATAAGTAATGTAATTATCATGCAAGATCAAAGTTATGTTGTTGATTGGGGCGATGATGTTTATAGTGATAAATCATACATAGTAGAACCGATATATAAATATGATTTTCAAAATTATGATAGTGTAGATGGATTATTAACATGGGATGTATTAAAGAATAAAGTTATTATAAGTGGTGAAAAAAAGATTGTTACTCTAGAAAAATTTTCTGAAGAAGTATAGTAAATATATGGGCGGTAGTAGTTGATTCACTAGGCAGGGAAACTTCTACTAATTAGCCTTGTTGGCTAAACCGCCCACCAAACAAGGATTATCATGGAAGAAACTTTAAAAGTTTATGATATGTTTGCTGGTATTGGTGGTTTTTCTCTGGCTTTTCAACAAGCTGGTAATTACGAAATAACAGCCAACGCAGAAATAGACAAATATCCTAGCGAAGTATTAAAAAAGAATTTTCCATCTATACCAAACTTTGGCGATGTTACAAAAATAACATATCAATCAAATCAGTTTGATGTGATCGTGGGCGGATTTCCTTGCACAGACATTTCTATAGCAAGTAAAACAAAGGACGGTATTTATGGAAAAAGATCTATTCTCTGGAAAGAATTCTTTAGAGCAGTCACAGAAGTCAGACCAAAATATTGTGTCATTGAAAATGTCTTTATGCTCCTTAGAAGAGGGCTTAACACAATTCTCTCAGACCTTGCCAAAATCGGGTACGATGCGACTTATACGACCATTGATGCACAATTCTGCGGAACACCACAAAGAAGACGCAGAGTTTACATTCTCGGAGTCCGTGATGGAATCTCCGCCAACGCCGATATCTTCCAACTTGGAGAGCGTAGTACAACAGAATGTGAACGAAAAGTACAGTCTGTCAAAAAAAGCTTTAAGTGGTATTTTGAGCAGAGCGAAAAAAGGGAACAAGCCTTTGCCTACTTTACTCGCCAAAGAAGTGATCAATTTGATGAATGCGGAGTATCCTCCACATTAACTAAAAGAGATTATAAATCTTTTACAGATTTAGTAGTGTCTAAAGGAAATATACGAAGAGTAACGCCAACAGAAAGACTTAGACTGATGGGTTTTCCCGATGATTGGCATTTAACTAATGCCTCAGATACAGATAAGTATAAATATTGTGGAATGCATGTTCCTTCAGTTAAATATATTGCGGAATGCTTAAATAAATATCATAAGGAAACTATTAAGGATTGATCATGTTTGATTTTGCAAAAGCAGCGCCAACTTTTAATGAACACATTAAAGGTCAATTATTTTGGCATGAAGATTTTTTAAGACATTTCTTGCCAGAAATTGCATCTGTATATATGGAACCAGATAGTGTGGTATATGATTTTGGGGCAAGTACAGGCAATGTTGGATTAGCATTAAGAGATAAAATAAAAGAAAGAAATATTGAGTTTTATGCTATTGAAAAATGTCAAGAAATGGAACCGTACTATATTGGTGATTATCAAAGTCTAATAATAGGCGACATGCTAGATATATGTATAAGAGAGTTTTCTTTCGCAACAAGTATTTTAGCATTGTGCTTTATTCATCCAAGTAAAAGAACTGACTTTATAGAAAAACTTAAACACAAATGTAAGAATGGTGGAGCATTTTTAATTTTAGAAAAAATGATGCCTCATGGTGGCTATCTTGGTACTGCCTTAAATCGTATTACTTGGAGAAATAAATTAGAAAATGGCGAGTCTCTTGAACAAGTTGTATACAAAGAACTTTCTCTCAGCGGTGTACAATATCCATTGTGCGAAAAAGAACTAGAAGGATTTAAACTTATTTGGGCGTATGGTGATTTTCGTTCTTATATTTGGACTAATGGCTTTTAATATATGGCGTATTTATATACGCTATGGAATATAGACCTTATATAGAACTGTTGATTTGGTATATAATTTATTTTTTAATTATGTACTCTATGGAAGAAGTTCTAAATGAAAAGTAGTTATTGTCGAATAAACTAATATAACCCTAACTCAAGGAGGATTTATGTTCAAGTTTCTTAAGAATATATTTGTAAAGTCTGAAGATCAAATCAATTTAGCTATATTAAAAACAAAGTTGCAAGATCTAGAAATAGATAACAAGGATTTTGAAATAGTAAATAATAACTTAAAAGATGAAAATAAGGAACTTACTAATAGAATAAAAGAACTAAACATTAAGCTTGATTCAATTAAAATTATATTGGATTCTATTAACAAATAATTATGGGCGGTAGCAATTTACCGTGGTGGGATAAGTTGCGTGATCTTGTTGATCAAACCGCCCACCAAGATAGGAGATAAAATGGAAACAGGGAATTTAGTTTTTACAAGAAATTTTGGAGAGTCTTTTACTATTTTCACTCCATCTGGAAACATAGTAATAACACTTCTTGCAGATAAGATAAGCATAAATAAAGCAAAAGTAAAAATAAATGCTCCAAAAGATTTTAAAATTATGAGAAATGAAATTATCAATACAACGAGGGATAAAAAATGAACAGGCGACACTTTTTACAGCATACAACAGAATTTGCTTCTCTTGCATTAGTATCTAATCTATATGCACAGCAAGAAACCATAAAGAAAAAGGGAAAAAGACTCATTGTGCTTTGGATGAGTGGTGGCCCAAGTCATATGGATTTATGGGATTTGAAGACAGGAGAATCAACTGGTGGAGACTTTAAACAGATCAAAACTTCTGCAAACGGAGTGCAGATTAGTGAGGTATTGCCAACAGTTGCTGAACAGTTCAAACACTTGGTGGCTATTAGATCTTTGGTTACTAATGAAGGCAGTCATGAGCGTGGCACATTCTTAATGAATACGGCCAAGCAACCAAACCCAGTAGTGCAATATCCAGCTATGGGCGCAGTTGTATCTTCTATGATTGGCTCTAAAGAGTTGCCATTACCTAATTTTATTGGAATTGGTGGAACTGCACAACGCATTGGGCCAGGATTCCTTGGCGCAATGTACACTCCTTTTGTTGTGCAAAATCCTGGCGTTCCTCCAGAAAATATAAAGCCACCATCAGAAATTGGCAATGAAGAAGAGCGTCTTAGAAGAAGGCAGAGATTATTCTACGGAATAGAAGATGAGTTTGCTGCAAAGATAATGCCTCATGTAAAAGGTGCAAAAGACAGAGAAAGTTTAGGTAATGTCGCACAATCACATGCTTCTATATATGGTAAAGCATTTGATCTAACTATTTCGCCACTTAGAACTGTATTTGAAATAAAGAACGAAAGCCAAGCGACTATAGATGCTTATGGCGGTAGGATGAATCAGTTTGGCATGGGATGCCTTCTTGCAAGAAAATTAATTGAGAAGGGAGTTAGTTGTGTTCAAGTGGATCTCGGCGGATGGGATAATCATAATAATATCTTTTCTACTATTAGGAATGGTAATGGCCCTCGGCTTGATAAAGGTTTTGGAAACCTTGTAAAAGAACTAAACGATATTGGTCTTTGGAAAGATACTGTAGTTTTATGGATGGGCGAATTTGGTCGTACACCTAAGATTAATCAAAATGGTGGACGAGATCATTGGGCAAGATGTTGGTCTATAGTAGTAGGCGGAGGTTCCATTAAGGGTGGACAAGCTTATGGTTCTACTAGCAAAGATGGTTTAGACATTAAGGATAAGCCATGCTCAATAGGCGATGTATATGCTACTGTTTATAAAGCTTTAGATATGGATCTATCTGCTCAAATTAGAGACAACATTGGACGACCCATGGCTATTACAGAAGGAAAACCTCTAGATATCTTTTAAAGGAACAATCATGCTTAAAAAAAATGCAAGGATGACAAAGTGTTTAGGGTGGTGCGATAAAGAATTTTTATCACAAAATCCAATTTATTATAGAATTTGCCCTAAGTGTAAAGATAGGTATAATAAAGCAGCAGAAATTAAATCAGTTGCTAAATATAAAAAAGAAAAAGATTAACTATCTTATCAAATGTTAAGATGTGTAATATTTTTATTTTTAAAATAGTCATAGCTGATATTGATAAAAAAAATAAATCTGTTAATTTTTTGTCTTGGTTGTCGAATAAAAGAGTAGATGGTTAGTGTGTTGCTAATCGTTGTTTTTTCTTTAGGAGGAAGTATCATGTTGAGTTTTGTTATGGCTATTGCCATTGCTACGAGTTCTGAGACTTTGGATGGTATCAGGCTTCGTGGTGGTTCTTCTTGCTCTAATGGAAGTTGCGGTGTTGCTGCTACTCCAGTAGTAGAAAAGAAGGCTGAAACTTCAACAAAGCAGGAAGTAGTTCAGAACTCTTGTGGTTCTGGCGGATGCAGTTCAAGGCATCGTGCTTTTAAGCTTCGTTGTCGTTAATAAATGCAAGAAGGGGGCGAAAGCCCCCTTTAAGCTTTTAAGGAGCTATAATGAACTGCAAAACATGCAATGAAGAAATTCCAGACTATATTTACTTAGAAGAAAGTACCATAGAATGGCAATGTTTTGATTGTTCTTTAAAAGAAAATATGAAATGTGAAATATGCAATGAAATTTTAAATATAAATAAGATAGATAAGGCGAATAGTATATTAGGTGACAGTTGGATAGAAATGTGTGACAGTTGTGCGGAGGAATTTAATGAAGGTAGGGAGACTTACAATATTAGAAGAAGTAGAATCTAAAAAAATGCCATCTGGACAGATTTGCAAGATGGTTAAAGTTTTATGTGATTGTGGAAAAGAAAAAATTATTTATTTAAACAACATAATGAATGGAAGAACTGTAAGTTGTGGATGTTACAAAAAAGACTCTGTTATTAAACAAAACAAAGCTAATAAAGAAACTACAATATGGGTAGAATACAAAGACGAAATAATAACATTCGTTGAATTTTGTAAAAAAAATAATCTTGATTACTTCTTTGCTAAGAATAGATATATTATGGGGTGGGATTTGGAAAGCATCATACAAATACCAAAACTGAAATAGCCATGTCATATTTTTTTAATGTTTGGATAGAATACATCGGTTGTGATAATGTAAAGAAAAGAAAGTTTTTAAAAAAAATTAATGATTATAATGATTGTTTACCATTATTATTAGAAAGCGAGTATATAAAAGAATACCTTTTTATGCCAAAATGCATTGTTATATTAGAGGATACATTTGGAAATGACATGAGACTAAAACCATTGTTTGAAAATGATAAGTTTTTTCTTTTGTGTGAATAATGAAAAATGTTTTTTTCAAATTAAATAACGAAAAGTTTTATGTTATAGCTGGAGATACAGCTAAACGAGAAAAAGAAAAATTAAAGTGTTCTTGGAAAACATTGCTTAGTGTTTTATGTAAAGAAAATTTTCCAAATATAAAAAAGGTGACAGAAAAAACAGAAAATAATCATATTGTTACAATACCATTTTTTGAGGAGTTAATTTTTTTTGTAATGACAATTATGTATAAAGATAAAAAAATTTTTGTCGTAACAGCAAATGAAAAGGTTAAAAAGTTTAAATTAAAAAAATTTGGTAAGTGGATAGCGGAATTAGAATGTGGGCATACTTTTTTAATGGATAGCGGAGTAGATGATTACAGATTTATAAAAAGAATATTTTGTCCTACATGTATGGAGAATACCGATGGTTCAGTTTTTAAATGAATTAAAAACATTTATAGAAAACAAAAGCGATGAATGCAAACTAAAACCAGAATTAAAAATTACTGAATCAAAAATTTTGTTTATTACATCAAATAACTATTTAATATCAAAATATTTTTTAGATGTATGCGAAAAGTTTTTGAATAATAAGAATTTAATAATTACTGAAAATAAAAAAACTTGTTTGAATTTGGAAAAATCATTAGAAGATATTGTTTCTATTATAAAAGAATCGTGTCATTATGGATTTGATCATGCAATATTATTGAATAATTATGATATTTTTTTTGATGATGAAACATGTATTAGTGTTGCAAAAGAATTAATTGATTATTCTAAAAATTCAAATGATAACTTAAAAATGATTATAATTTTGACAAACAGATCAAAAACTATAGAGCCGTTTTTAATGCACAGTCCAAATCATTTAAAAGTAAATCAAGCATGGTGTCTCGGTAAATATATTTGTAGGAAAATCGAAGAAAAGAGTATGGAGCAAATACTTTCTGAAACGATTAATGCAGTTAATGATACTCTTAATTGTAAATATTATTAAAGGCATTTCTATTGGTGTGTTTATTTATTTTATGATTAAATTTTTAAGGAGAGGAATATGAAGTCTCTAAGATCTGATCTACACAGCGAAATTAGTACAACCAGCGGTTCTTTGGTTTTAATACCTCTAGAAAAATTTCAAGAACTAATAGGTTTTTCAGACGATGAAGATTTTGAAATTGTATCTGAAATAATTGATAACGGCGGAGATATTATAAACATAAATCCATATGTAAATTTAGAGGTAAGAAAAAGATTTACTTTAAATGCAGACGGCACAAATGATACGGTTATTCAAATAGCACCAAAAAATGAATCTAAAGACTTTGTAAGACTTTTAAACAAGGATGAAGAGACATTAGAAGAATTTTCTTTGCGTAAGAAAAAAGAATTAAAAATGAATACCGAAGAAATGATTAAGTCATTTACAGATATTAGAAACGAATACTTAGAAAAGATGGATATAAATGATTAACAAAGAAAAAATAATGCATAGAATAAAAAAAGGAAATGAATTAGCAGAATATGTAGCTAAGTATCTGAATCATAGATATGGATATAATTTTAAAAAAGTGGGATTACAAGAAGATAAAGAATCAATGATTGATTATAGGTGTGATAAATATAATAAAACTGCTCAATTTAAATGTCGTGATAACCAATCTGACATAATTTATGAATGTTGGAAATTTATACCAAGAGAAAACAATCAATTTGAAAATGTTCCTGGTAGAGATGTAAGGACAAAAGCGGATTTTTATATTTGTTTAAATTCATCTAAGACAAAGATAATTGTTGCAGAAACGAGCAAGATTAAAGAAATAGCAAAAAATTCTATTAATGAAAAAACAATAGAAAGCGTTGCTAATATATACAAAGAGGCTAAATTAAAACCGACAAAAAGTAAATTTTTAAAATCAAATTCAAATTTGTCTGAGGTTTGTTTTAAGATAGATGAAGGAAAAGATACAAATGAATATGGAAAAATATTAATTTTTATACCATTTGATTCAATAAAAGAAGCAAAAGTAATCGACTTAAAACCAAAAGAAAACATATTAGATGAACGGAGTTGGAACTAATGCCATACTTTTCAATAGTAACACCTACGAATAATGGACAATATTTGCCAAGACTGTCTAGGTCTTTAGCAAATCAAGCTTTTAAAGATTTTGAATGGGTAGTTTTACCAAATGGCAATGCTACTATTGATTTGGATTCTTTAAGTTTAAAACCAAGAATTATAAATTCATCCAAACCAGATTCAAAACTAATAGGTTTATTTAAAAAAGAAGCGTCAATGGCTGGGAAAGGTCATGTTATTGTCGAAGTTGATCACGATGATGAATTAACTCCAGATTGTTTAGAAGAGTTGCATAAGTGTTTTAATGAATCTGAATCTATAGATTTTGTTTACTCAAATTGTGCAGAGATAGACTTTAATGGAAAACCATTTGTTTATTCTGATGTATATGGATGGAGAAATAGACCATTTGAATATAATGGAAAAAAACTTTTAGAATTGATTTCTTTTGAACCTTCAGCAGCTTGCTTTTCAAAAATATGGTTTGCACCAAATCATGTTAGAGCTTGGAAGAAATCTTTTTATGAGAAAATCGGTGGACATAATGAAAAAATGGATGTCTTAGATGATCATGACATTCTTTGCAGAACATATATACATGGAAATGTAAAACACTTGGATAAATGTCTTTATATATATTATAGGCATAAAGGAAATACATGTTATGGAGAGAAAAACGCTTTTATTCAAGAGGAAACACTAAATATACACGATAGATATATATATCAATTAGCAGAAAAATGGTCAGACTTAAACGGTCTTTTAAAAATAGATCTATGTGGCGGTTTTAATAGTCCTGCTGGATATAAATCTGTTGATCTAGAAAACGGAAATATCGTACACGATTTAAATAATCCTTGGCCTTTTGAAGACAATTCTGTTGGTGTTATAAGGGCGCACGATGCATTAGAGCATTTAAAAAACCCAATCCATGTTATGAAAGAAGCTTATCGTTGCTTATCTCCTTTGGGATGGTTTTTAACACAAACTCCATCAACTGACGGAAGAGGAGCTTTTCAAGATCCAACTCATATAAGTTTTTGGAATAGTAATAGTTTTTGGTATTATACTAAAGCAGAAACCGCAAAATATATTGGAACACCAGTAAGATTTCAATTAAATAGAATTAAAAATTTCTTCCCAACAGAATGGCATAAAACTCACAACATCTTATATGTTAAAGCGGACTTATTAAAAATATCAAACGATATAAGAATACCAGGAGAAATATCTATTTAGCAATTTTTAAAAATGCTTCTTGTTGTTCTTTCGGGCCAGCAAATTTAATTGAATTTGATCCATACTTCCTTATTAAAACAAGCATGTGTTTGGCTATATAATTTATTACAGATTTTCCTAATTCTGAATCAGATGCATTTTCCCACACTTCTTGACCTAGCATGTGGGCAAAACCAAGATCATTTTGTTTTGGTGCTGGATAAAACATTAAACCAAGATTATTGGGTCTAATGGTTTCATCGCCTGGCAAAATACCTAAAACCCAAGAACAAGACCACTTTCTACATATTTCCGGTCTTGTATCATAAATCATACAGCCTTTGTTTTGGTGATGACAATTTGTATATTCTGGCTTGTTTAGTTCTTGAACAATTAAAATTGTGCAACAAACATCACAATCACTACAATGTCTATCAGCCAATGGTAAATTGATCATATATTATCCATGCCAAATTTTTTCTTCTGGACCCAAAAGTCTAGCCAAGGTAAACAAAAAATCACTCAATCTATTTATATATACAACTATTTTCTTTAGGTTTTGATGAACTTCCATTAATTTGACTAAATCAATTTCAACCCTTCTACATACTGCTCTTGCTAGATGAATTTCACAATGATTAAAAGGTATTATAAAGTTTTTCAATGGCTTTAAAAGCTTAGTCATGTCGTCAATTTTGCCTTCTATTTCTTTAATATGCTTGTCATCTATTCTTGCTTCGCCCGTAGCTATTTCAGCGCCTATATCAAATAAATGTTTTTGTATGTCTACAATAAAATCATAAGCGTTTTGAATTTTTAATTCTAAAACATATTTTTGATTTACTAAACCTATTGAAGCGTTAAGTTCATCAACACTTCCTAACAATTGAATGTGTGGGTCAGTTTTTGGAACACGCCCAACTTTAGGCAAAAAGGTTGTTCCATCATCTCCTGTTTTAGTATAAATTTTCATTCTTGCTCCATTCCATTATTTTTAATTTTGATTCCATACCTATTTTTGTAAATGGAAAACCATGAAAACCAAATGGTTTATCAAAAAACTCAGGTCTTTTATGTTCGATAGAAAATTTAAAAGCTGTTTTAATGTCTGGGAATTTAAAACCATTATCTACTAATTCATTATATGATTGATTGCATATTTCTAAATCTTCATTGAATATAATTTGTTTATCTTTATATTTATTAGATATAAACTCTAAAAGTTTTTTTGATCTTAAACTAAATCCGCCATTACCAACTTTATTTATGTATTCATCATTTTTCCAAGGTGCGCCTATATAATCATATTCTAAGAATGAATCATCCCATGAGTTTGGATTTATTATAAATCCATCGTGTTGAATCACTAAAACATACTTAGTATTAATAAATTTATTCAAATCTACTAAAATAAATTTACTATATTCTTCTTTGCTTTTTATTTTATTGACTTGTATATGTTTTATTTTGTTTGTTTTTACTTTTTGTTCATCAGATATAAAAATAGATTCTTTAAAATTAAAGAATTGCATACTATACAACATAGCTGCAATCGCTTTTTTATGATTAACGCAATCTACAGAACAAATAGTTATGTCTTCAAAAAAATTCATAAAGACATATTAATCTTTTTCTATTAGAGTCAATAGATATTTTTTCAAAAGTTGGTTTTATTTCAAACCATTTCAATAATGTATTTTCATCTATATTATGATGACAGTTATTTGGTTTATTCCACTTATATGGAACTGATATTATAGCTTTGTTAACTATTTTTTTTATTTGATTAAATACTTCTGTTTGTTTGTTTTTAAAATGTTCAAAAGTTTGTAAACATATTAATAAATCAAATCTTTCTTTAAAATCCCAAGGGGTTTTTGTGCAATCAAAAACATGATTGATTTCACTATTATATTTTGAATCTATTCTTGTTGAATTTAAACATAGCGGAAAAGATGAGCAACCTAATTCAAGAACAGACTGAGGACTTAAACTCTTTGCTAGTTCTATAGCATCATTATAATAATTCCATCTATTTATAAAATATTTATCTTCTAAACACTTTTTATTATAGTCTGCTTTTGTTATAAATTTAATCATTTTTTAGGAGATTTAGTTTTAATGCCTAATTTTTTATATACATTTCTAGCTTTTGGATTATCATCTATAGCTAATATAATTTTATCTTTTATTGATTGTGCATGTTTTCTTTTAGACTCTAGCTGATCTTTTGGACTTCCACCAATGTTATTCATCATTAAGCGATTGTATTTCAATCCTGCTTTTTTTAATGATTTAACAGTTTCTGATCTATTAGATTCTGGTCTTCCAGTAATCATATATATTTTATGATCTTTTGACAATTCATTTATATAATCAACCATTTTTTTTATTGGATATATACCATTTCTTAAAACGGTATTATCTATATCTACAATAACAACAGAAGATACAGAAAAAAACTGTTTAATTTGGTTTGCAATCGACATTTGTTCTTCCCATAGTTATATTTTTTGTTGCAACAACATCCTTATTAGTAAATTCCCATATTAAGCCATTATTTAATATAACTGTAAATATTTTTTCTATCTCAGTACCATATTCAGTTACGAGCCAAATTCTTCCTCTTCCTTTAGGTGTTTCAACTTCTAATTCTTGTCTTGGCTCATATATTACAATTGACATTTTTTATCTCTATTAAAGAATCTCTCCTGCATAAACTTTGATAAAGTTCTTTATCGCTTGACCATTCTTTACCTGTCCACCATTCAAAGCCATTAAACTGATTTTTATAAAGAGAACATTCTTCATAACCGCCCATCATATAATAATAAATACACCCAGATCTTTTTGCTAAAGTGCATTCTATTAGTGTACTTATACTTCCTAAAGATAAAGACGGTTTTTCATAATCCCAAGCAAACTGAACACCTATGAATGATTTTTTAAATAGTTTATAACAAACAAATCCTATTAGATTTGATTCATAAAAATATTGTATAGTATTTTCTAACATTAATTCATTGTCAAAAACATGTTCACTTATAAAACCTTTTTTAGATTGATATGAATTTGAAATTCTTAAAATATCTTCATTTGAAGGTTTTCCAATTTGATATTCTATTTTTTTTGCAAGTTTTTTTGTTTTTTTATGGAATTCGATTTTTGAAAGGTTGTATCTGACACTTCGAGATTGAAACCAATAATTATCCCAAGGCAACCATCCTTGCTCAAGCAAATCATCAAAGTTATCATTTATATCTGGGTAAGCAAAAATAGGTGTATAAATCAAATCTTGATTTGAAACTTTTCCAAAACCATTTATATGATCAAATATAATTTTCATAATAAATACTACACCCTAATAAGCGAATAAAATGTTAAAGGAGTAAGTTATGAACATATTTGTGTTAGACAAAAACCCAAGACAAGCTGCTGAATGGCATGTAAACAAACATGTTGTTAAAATGCCTTTAGAAACGGCTCAAATGCTTTGTACAGTTCTTAATCAAAATGGAGTTAAAACACCTTATAAATCAACTCATGTCAAACACCCATGCACTATTTGGGCAGGAGAAAGCATGGGTAATTTTGTTTGGTTATGTGAATTAGGTTTAGAACTTTGTAGAGAATATACTTATCGGTATGAAAAAGTACATAAATGCGAAGCAATAATTAAAGAATGTTTAACATATGCTTGTAAAGTTCAAAATACTGAAATGACAGAATTTGTTCAAGCTATGCCAAATGAATTAAAGCAAACAAACCCAATAGATGGATATAAGAACTATTATATAAAAGCAAAATCTCATATTGCTGAATGGAAAAATAGAAATCAACCAAATTGGTATTATTTTGCATAAAACCCCCATTATCTCCTAGATATTCTAAGAGATTTAATTAAAACAGAGCCTTTTACCATAAGCCTCTACAGGGTGAATAGTAAATAGATTTGTAAAATCATCTAGGTTTGAGCGGACAGGGGGTAAGTCCATTCTCAATTTTTGATTTACTATTACTTCTCTGCTCCATGTTGGTTTGGCTACCAACCAGAACCCTTGGGGTATTTACCCTTCGGTGATAAGCTTATTCCGGTGTAGGAATGGTCGAAAGAACCGGACATTTGAGTTTTTATTTAACGCCATTACCTTTTGCTTATCGTCTGATAAAAGTATGTTAGAATGATACGCATTAAAAAGCGTGGTGCAACATGAAAAAAATAGCAGAAACAAAAATCGCCTTAAAAAGAAATATAGTTGATTTAGTCAGAATAGAAGAAGATTCAAATCTAATAGAAGATCCTGATTTTGGGGTTTTAAAAACAAATAACGGCTGGAAAGAACAAGAATTTATTGATTATGTTAGAAAAAAGAATACATCTATATATATTTGTCAAGTTAGCAATACTATAATTGGATTTATTGCTTTTTCAAAAGAAGATGATTTTTTAATAATAAATAAATTAGTTATAGATCCAGTTTTAAGAAAAAACGGATTTGGTTCTACATTACTTAATTTTGTTGAAAATTTAAACTTTTCAAAAATAATTGCTTATGTTAAAGAAAATGATATGGAAAGTATAACTTTCTTTAAAAATAGAGGTTTTAAAGGAAAATTAAAGTTTGATTACTTTGGAAAAGATAAAGACGCAATAGTTTTTGAAAGAGAAACAAATGAAGAAAAAAAGTCAAAATCTGGCAAAAGGAAAAATGGTTAATTGTCTTGGTTGGTGTAACAAAATGTTTTTTTCTATAGATCCAATAAACATAAGATTTTGCAATAAGTGTAAAGACAAAAGAAGAGATATGGTTTTATCAAAATTTGAAACAAAAGAATTAAAAATAAACAATGATTAATTTTTTAAAATCAATATTCTTTGGAACTCCAAGATCAGGAAAATGGTCATCGTTAAGAGATAAACTTATAAAAGAAAGCGGTGAGTGCTTGTCGTGCGGAGTAAAAAAGGAACTTACTTGTCATCACATAATACCATTTAGCATAGATAAAACTTTAGAGCTTGAAGAATCTAATTTGGTAGTTTTATGCGAAACATGTCATTTTGTTTTTGGGCATTTGAAAAGCTGGAAATCATATAATAAAAATGTTATAAAAGACTGTAGAGATTATAGGTTAAAAGTGGAGTATCGACCATGAGCGAACCAGTACCTGGTATATTTCAAAAAGCTGTTAATTTTACAAAAGCAGTTGTTAAACATGCAGCTACTGGATTTCAGCGTGTTCCATTAAATGTATTTCATGACAGAATGAATATATGTAACTCTTGCGAAAATAAAACTCCAGAAGGAACATGCAAGCTATGTGGTTGTTTTTTAAATATCAAAAATACATGGGCTTCTGAAAAATGCCCTGCTGGAAAATGGGATATATTTAATGCTCCTATTCCACAAAATATAGCAGGACAGGTTAATCAAGTTAATCAAGCACAACCAAAACAAGGTGGTTGCGGATGCAATAAAAGCGCTGTTAATTTTAGTAACCCAATAGGTCCAACTTAAACAAGCAAATAATCCTCTAGTATAGTGTATTTAATACTAGGGGTATTATGTCTAGAAAAGCATATAATAATTCAACAGTCGGAGAAATATCTGGTAAATATTGGGCTTTAGCTAAAAAAAACGCAAAAAAAAGAAATATAGAATTTAATATAACTAAAGAAGAAGCTTGGGATATTTTCCTAAAACAAAATAGAAGATGTATTTACACAGGAATAAAAATAACTCATTTAAAATATTTATGCAGAAAAAACGGTAAAGAAATTTATCATTTAGGAACTGCTTCTATGGATAGAATAGATAATGATTTAGGATACACTAAGGAAAATATTCAATGGGTTCACAAGGATGTAAATGCGATGAAATCTAATTTTAAGGAAAAATATTTCTTAAAAATTTGTAAACTTATAGTTAGGAGATTGTTATGCCATTAAAAAAATGCAGCGACAATGGTAAAAACGGTTGGAAATGGGGCGATCAAGGCAAATGCTATACTGGCAAAGAGGGAAAGAATCAAGCTATTAAACAAGGCGTGGCTATTGAAGGGCCAGAAAAGTTTGCAAAAATTATGCGTGAAAAAGCTGCTGAATGGGCTGGAAAAAGTCTTTACGATAGTTTAAGTGATGATGAAAAGGAATTAGCTAATGCATTGCTTTCTCTTGCTGAAAAAATTGGTCCTTTAGATAAAGGCGAAGGTATTTGGGTTGGTTATGAGGGCGCTTCTACTAACTCAACAAAAGATATTGGCGTAAAATGCGGTAATTGTGCGTTACATAAATCTGAAAATGCATGTGCTATTTTAGATCAAGAAATAGAAATGGACGGAGCATGTAGATTTGCTGTAATACCACCAGGACTTGTTAAAACTAAACAGATAAATAAAGACATAGAGGAATATTTGAATGAGGATTCTAACGGAAAATCCACTTCTTAAGACAAAATGCAATTTTATAAACATAAAAGAAGGTAGAAAAATAGCAAGAAGACTTGTTGTTTTTATACAAGATTTTAATAAAAAAAATAAGAATAAAGCAGCTGGAATAGCTGCTAATCAGCTTGGAATTAATGCTTCTGTAGTAGTTGTTTTAATAAAAAATAAACCGCTAATTTTGATAAATCCAGTAATTACAGATTTTTCAAAATCAAAGTTTGCTCATGAAGAAGAGTGTTTAAGTTTTCCAGATCAAAGACTCACCGTTTTTAGACATGATTGGATAAAAGTAAAATCTGATTATTCAAAAGAAGAAATGTTTTTTGGTCAACTTGAAAACATGGATATAAACAAAACAAATCTTTTTGAATCGGCTTTAATACAACATGAAATAGCTCATCTTTTTGGTAAAACAATTCATGATTTTCAATGGGAAAATTCACCAAGTCCTAGAGAATGGTAATGTTTAATTTTAAAGTAAAAACAGCAGAAGAAAATAATGACATTACTTTGTTTATAAATAAACATTCTTATAAATTAAACATAAGTGATTTATATGAGTTTATAACAGATTTAAACAAAGCAAAGTTTGATTTTTTAAGAAAAAAACAAAACACCGAAATAGACAAACCATCTTAAAATTTCTATAATGACTTCATAACGGAGGCAATGTTATGAAGACACATTATGCAAAAAGAAATGGTAGAACTGGTCAAAAGTTTGATACATCAATCGAAAGCATTTTATATCAAATACTTCCAGACGATTGCCTATTAACTAAAAATGAAATACAAGAAAAGTTAAATTTATACTTTAAGCAAAAACCATCTGAATCAATTGGTCGTTTTGGATCAAAAGAGTTAGACTCTTGTATATTCAATTTGTGTCAAAAAGGTTATCTAAAAGAAATTTTTGGCATAAAGTTAGAGAAGTTCATTAAAACATTGTCATAAAAAAAAGTGTATTTAATAGCAGTCTCAATATAGGAGTCTGCTATGTCCGTATACTATGAAATATGGGGCATTCTCCCAGACAAAAAGAAAAGGTCTTTAATAATGACCTATGAAGAAGATAAATGGCAAAGAGCAGAAAAAAAAGCTGCTAGACTTATTGAAATGGAAATGTCTGGGGTTGTTTTGCTAGAAAAGAAGACGAATGAAAAAGATTAATATAGTATGTCCAGTTAACCAACTTGGATATGGAATAGTATCTACGAACATAGTTAAAGAAATTGCTAAAAAGCTCGATGTTTTTTTATGGCCAATAGGACAAATAGACAAATCTATAAATGATTATCAATTTTTTGAAGATTTAAATAAAAAGTCTGATTTTTATGATAAAGATGCTTCAAGTTTAAAAATTTGGCATCAAAATGATTTATCTATGCATCCATCTAAAGGAATTAGAACTGCATTACCAATATTTGAATTAGAGCCACTACAAAAACATGAAGTTCATCAAATGAATTGTATGGATATAATTTTTTTGCCAACTCAATGGGCTGTTGATATAGCTATAAACTCTGGTGTTAAAACAAAAATATTTAAAACTCCGTTTGGTGTTGATCATTCTATTTTTGATAAACCAAAGCAAGCATTAAACAAAAACAAATTTACATTTTTAAATGTTGGTAAATGGGAAATAAGAAAAGGTCATGACATTTTAATAAAAGCTTTTCAAAAGGCATTCCCATCTGACAATGATGTTGAACTTATAATGCATTGTGACAATCCGTTTTTAAACGAAGAAGAAAGAAATAATTGGGAAAGCTATTATTCTTCTGACAAAAGAATAAAGATTAGCCATAGATTTAAAACACAACAAGAATTATTTGAATTGATGTCATATGCAGATTGTGGTGTTTTTCCTGCTAGGGCTGAAGGATGGAATATGGAATTAGCAGAAATGCTTTCTATGGGAAAAAATTGTATAGCTACAAATGCTACTGCTCATAAAGAATTTATAAACAATGAAATATGTGAATTGGTAAATGTAGATAAATTAGTAAAAGCATATGATAATAAATGGTTTTTTGGTCAAGGATATTGGCCAAATCTTGATGACAATTTTATAAATCAATTTGCAAGTAAAATGATCAAGGTGAAAAACCTTAAAAATAATTTTAATAAAAAGGCATACGATGAAATGAAAAAATTAACATGGGAAAAAACAGCTTCGTTAATAACGGATTATATTTATGGAAATTAAAGAATTGTCATTAAATGATATATACAATGGCTATTCTGATTGCCTTAAAGAAATAGGTGTATTTTTTATAGCTAAAATAGAACTAGAAAGATTTGTTCAATATTTGTTGAAAAAGAACAGCAAAATATTTTGTTTTTATATTAATAACATAGTAGCTGGAACTATAACTATAGATTTATTTTCTAAAAAAAATAAAAATAGTTGCTATATTACAAATCTTTGTGTTCAAAAAAAATACAGAGGACAAAATATATCTTATGAACTATTAGAACATTGTTATAATTTTGCAAAAGATAACATGTGCCATGAATTGTGTTTACATTGTGAATCAAATATGATTTCTTTTTATGAAAAGAACGGATTTTTTTGTGAAGGAAATTGTATGAGGAGAAAAATAAATGTCTGATTTATCTTCTATAACTTTTTTCTTAGACAAAGAAGATGTTTACTGTAAAGTTAACCTAGAAACACTAGAAAATAATAAGGACGAGCTTGATTTAATAAAAAGAACTGGCGACTTTTTTGCTTTATTAAGTGTTGGGGCTTTAAAGCCAGTTATAGTTCATGCTTTAGCAGAGTATGGAATATTAACAAACAATAAAAGAATGACAGAAAATATATTAATTTCCTTTGAACAATCTTTGAAAAGAATATCAAACCAAAACGAAACAAGGGAAAGGCCAGTAGTATTACCAACTGAAGCTTTTTTAATAAAGGAAAAACAATGATTTCTGCTGAAATAGTAGCCGATTCAATAAGCCCGTCCAATCAAAGAATAACAAGTTTTGTTTGTATTTTTCCTAGATTTATATTGTCTGAATTTAATACGCACAGAATGTTATCTAGAAATGCTGCTAGTAGTCGTGCTATTCCAACAAAAAAGTTTTTAGAACAAATTATTAATGATCCTGTTTTTCCTGTTCATTGGGGAAAAAATCAATCTGGTATGCAAGCATTTTTAGAATTGGATGAAGAAAAAAAAGAAAACGCTAAAAAAATATGGTTAGAAGCAAGAGATAAAATGATAGATAGTGTTTCAAAATTACAAGAACTTGGCTTACATAAACAAATAACAAATAGATTATTAGAACCTTGGTTTAATGCTACTGTAATTGTTACTGCCACAGATTATGAAAACTTTTTTAAACTTAGAATAAATAAAAATGCTCAACCAGAAATATTTGAATTAGCTACTTTAATGAAAAAAGAAATAGATAAATCAATACCAAAAAAAGTTGACATTGGATGTTGGCACATACCTTTTGCAGATAAACACATCAATAATGTTCCAGAGGAAAAAAATCTTTTAAAAATTGGCGTGGCAAGGTGCGCTAGAGTTAGTTATTTAAATTTTGAAGGCGTAATAGATTATGAAAAAGATTATGCGTTACACGACCAATTAAAAAACGATGGTCATTGGAGTCCATTTGAACATTGTGCAACACCGTGTTCGGAATCAAATAGATCATATGGAAATTTTTCTGGCTGGAAACAATATAGAAAGTTTTTTAAAGAAGAAAATGGAAAATGCGAAAAATAAAATGGTTAAAATGGGAAGACCCATTAACTCCTAAAACAAATAACGATATTAAAAATTTTGAAGAGCAAGAGCAAAAAGATAGTTTTGATCAAGAAAATGATTTTATTAAACATGTTAGAGTTATATCGACTCCGCAAGGAGTAATACCTTTGGCAGAGCATGGTCTTTCCAGCAATCTTTATAAACTTTGGGTTGGCCATACAAATTTTGACATTACTGATAAAATTGTATCTGCTATTGAAAAAATTAAAGGCGTTGAAATATTAAAAGTTTGGACTAGATATAGATTTTGGATTGGCATAGGAAATATGTTTGATGTCGAGAAAGTTCAAATAGAAATAGAAAATAAACTTTGTCATAAGTCTTTTCCTGCTAAAAACTTAGTTGTTAAATCATTATTAAAAGCCGTTAAGAACAAAGATGTTTCTTGGGCTATATGTTCAAATAACAAAGGTGTCTTAGAAACAATAACTGGAAAAAATGATTTAGATGTTAAAAAAGAAGTGTTGAAAAACAATTTATATGTTATAAAATGTAGTTGGCATTTTAACTAACAGGAGTAATCATGTCTGATGTAAAAACTGCAATTAGTCCAGAACAAGTAGCTCGCTCTATTAGTCTTATTGTTTCCACTTTGAAGTGGATTACCACAATCATTCCTGGCGATAGCGATGACAAAATTGTTGCTGCTGTAGTCAAACTCACAGAAGAACCTTGGTTTATTTCTGCTCTAACTTTTCTTATTAATAAATTTGATGGCGATACAAATAAGATTACTGCCGATGACTTCATTCTTGCTGTAAAGAAGGCGCAAGGACAGAATTGATAAAAAAAATATTTTGGGAAGTAATTTTTGATATTGTAACTGTAGTTATATTTGGGGCAGCAATTACTGCCCTAATTTATATTTCTAAAAATTTTCAACCACATAAACACACGGACAAATGTTTGATAGAGGAAAACAAAAAATGAAGATTATTTTGTCTTTTGCTTTAGCACTTGTTTTTTCCTTCAATGTTTTTGCAGAAAAATTTGTAATTCCAGATCAAAAAATTGTTGGTGCTGAAACACCAATTGCTCTTGGAGAACTTGTTGATTTATCTGTAAGCCCGATCAAAAGCCCTCCTCAATATTTAGTAGAAACTACTTATACTTGGAAAGTTCTTGATGGATATACCGAAAAAAGAGTTAGAGATTATAATGGCGGTGTTTTCTTTGGTGCTGGAATTCAGCCGAAAAGACTAAAAGCTCTTGTTGCCGTAACATATCTTTATGCAGTTAAAGAACAGGATAAAATTACCGAGACTGCTGCAAGAACAGCATTCTTATCTACCGATGTTCTTATCGGCGATGAAGCTCCTCCTGCACCAGAACCAAATCCAAACCCCAATCCTAATCCAGAACCAGAACCAAATTTTCCAGAGGGAAAGTATAATCTTTCTCCATTTATTTATAATTTGACTAAAACGAAAATCAATTTATCTAAATCTGATAAGGCTAAACAGGCTAATGCTTTAGCCAAATCATTTGAAGGAATAGCTGCTGCTATTGCTGCTGGAACTATTGATGACCAAGAAGATATTTTGAAAAAGACAGCAGAAGCTAATCGCTCTTCAATTGCTGCTGTTGGTGGAGATAGGTCAAAATGGGAAATTGTTTTTAACGAAATCCAAGAAAAGCTTTATGGTCTTTACAAAGATAATAAGATGGTAACTAAACAAGATTTTGCTTCTGCATGGCGTGAAATTGCTGCTGGATTTAAAGCTTTTAAATAAGGTGAATTAACATGTCAGATATTTCAAAGTTATATACAGATGGAACAGTTAATGGTTGGGCAGGAAAAAATAATCCCGATCTTGTCAAATCAGAATTTGATCTACTAAAAGATGATGGCTCTTTTAAAGATCTAAAAATTTTTAGTGCCAGCAGAGATACTAAAGGTAAAAAGCTAATGCTTTATGATGTAGTTCGTAAAGTATTGGGCAAAGATACTGAAAATTATGGCCAAGAAATTGGTGATTGCGTTTCGTTTGGCGCTAAAAACGCAATTGAATACTTAATGGCTACAGAAAAACTAATGAAGGGCGATAGAGAAGAGTGGAATCCTATCTTTCCTCCATATTTATATGGTACGGGGCGAGTATTTATTGGGCGTGGACAACTTGATGGCAGCGATGGTTCACTCGGTAGTTGGATGGCAGATGCTGTTATTAAGTTTGGAGTATTACGATCTAACTTCACAAATGTTCCGAAATACTCAGGAAGAGTAGCCAGTAAGTGGGGCGATAAGCCAGGCCCACCTACTGAATTCGTTAATGAAGCAAAACTCCATCCTGTAAAGTCTGCTGCTCTAATTAAGAGTTGGGATGATCTTCGTGACGCAATTGTAAATGGTTATCCATGCACTACAGCTAGCGACATTGGATATAACATGGAACCATCTTCTGATGGCTTTCATCGTCAGACAGATAGTTGGGGTCATCAAATGTGTGTCATAGGAATTGATGATGGGTATAAAAATGGTTCAGATCCTTACGCTATTATTCTTAATAGCTGGGGAGATTGTCACGGCAATCTTAAAGATTTTGATACTGGTGATAGCTTGCCAGCTGGTGTTCTTCGTGTTCGCAGGAAAGATATGGAAAAACATATTCGACAGGAAGAAACATTTGCCTACTCGAACTTTGATGGATTCCCAGAACAATTAATTGACAAAAAACTATTTATGTTAATTTAAAATGATAGAACAAATATATAAAAATCATTGTAACTCTGCTAGCGATATAAATGAACATCTCCCAATACTTAAAAAGTATGGAGAAAAATGCTCGCATATAACAGAAATGGGAGTTAGGGGTATAGTATCTACATGGGCATTTGTTGTTGCAAAACCAAAAAAGTTAACATGCATAGATATAAAACATCCGAGTTCTTTTGGAGCAGAAGAAAAATTTAATAATTTAATCAATGAATGCAATTTAAATAATATAGATTTTAAATTTATACAAGGAAATACATTAGATATAAACATTGAAAACACAGATCTTCTTTTTATAGACACTCTTCATAATTACGAACAAATAAAAACAGAATTATCAAAACATAATATAAATGTTAATAAGTTTATGATTTTTCATGATACAGTAAGTTTTGGAAAAAGAAATGAAACTGGACATGGAAAAGGTATATTGGTAGCAATTAATGAATTTTTAGATGAAAATAAAAACTGGAAAGTTGTTGAAGATTTAAAAAACAATAATGGACTAATGGTACTAGAAAAAATTGGAGATAATAATGTTTGATCATACAGAAGGTTTGCAGTATGGCCGTCCAGATAAAAACGATCCAAGAAAAAAACCTGCAAAACCAGAAGAAAGAAAAAGGGGTTCTAAAAAGAACCCAAAAGATTCAGCCAGTAAACCAAATAAGAATATAGAAGTTTCTAAAGAAACTGAAGATAAAATTAGAAAATTAATGCAAGAACACAACGCAAAAAATCCAAAGTTTAAAGCTAATATGGCTCAGTTAAAAGCTGTATTTAGGCGTGGTGCTGGTGCATATTCCACAAGTCATGCCCCAGGAATGGATAGAACTAGATGGGGTCTAAATAGAATTAAAGCATTTCTTTATCTATTAAGAAACAATCGTCCATCAAACCCAAACTATAAACAGGACAATGATCTTTTGCCTAATGGTCATCCACGAAGTTCAAAAAAGTCAAAGTCGGGGTATTTATGGGAAGAGGTTGAACTTTCAGATGTTTTAGCAATTGTAAAAAAACAAGTTGAGGAACATTATATGTCTGAAGATAAAAAGTCAAAAGCCAAAAATGATATTGAAAATTATTTTTCTGAAGCTGCCGAAGGATATGATGCTCCTCAATCAGCAAGAAACAATGCTAAAAAAGTCTTAGAATGGAAGCGTAAGTACGGAAAGGAATGCAAAGGCATGACTCCTGTTGGCTGGGCTAGAGCTAGAGATTTGGCTGGTAATGCCAAGCTTTCTGCCGATACAGTAAAAAGAATGGCCCAGTTCAATCGTCATCGTGGTAATTACGAAAAAGCAAAATCTAAACCAGAATATAAAACCAAGCCTTGGACTATCCCTGCTGTAGTTGCTTGGTTGGGTTGGGGCGGAACAAGCGGAGTTGAATGGGCTATTAGAGTAAGTAATTCATTAAGCAAAAAAAAGTAAATGCATATTTATTATAGGATAAGCGATAATAGTTATAAAAAGCCAAAAATGTGTGGCAAAGATAAATGCTTGTCTAATTTTCTTTCTAAATTTAATGATTGTTCTAAAACTTTTTTAGCTGATAATGTTTCGTCAGAAGATACTTTATCTTTAATAAAAAATATACCACATCAAAAAACATCTTTGGGCAATGCCGGTTCTTTTATGGCTTGTTTAGAGGATGCTATTAATAGATTTGATGATGACAAAGTAATATACTTTTTAGAAGACGATTACTTACACAATGGAAATGTAATAGATGCTTTAAACGAAGGATTGCTTTTTGGAGATTATGTAACTTTATATGATCATCCAGATAAATATTCTAAATTGTATAATTTTGGAGAGGTTACTAAAGTTTTAAGAAAGAACTTTCATTGGAAATATACTATATCAACAACAATGACTTTTGCAACAAAAGTGGCTACTTTAAAGGATGACTATTCATGTTTTTTTAAGTGGACTAGAAACTTTCATCCAGAAGATCATCAAATATTTTTAGATATAAATAAAAAAGCTAAAAAATTAGTAAGTTGTATACCAGGAATGTCAATTCATACAGACTTAACCGTGTATAATAATATAGATAAGTCTTACATTGACAACTGGGTGCAACATGTATGAGTTAATATTATTTCTTGTTGTCGGTATAAATAAAGAGTGTTTCAACTTAATAGAAGATAAAAAAGTTTTTATTAAAAAAGAACAGCCGATAATTCAAAATAAAGAATGGATTTACGATAGAAATAAAAATCAATGGAAAATTTTCAGAGATAGATGTTTTACATGAAGGTAAAAAAATCATGCAGTTGCATGAAAAATTAGAAAACGAATTTAAAAAATCAGAAGTATTCAAAAAATACGAAGCGGTTGGAATTATAACTATACTAACTATAGTTAGCTTGGTTATAAACGCTATAAGGCTTTTAAAAGCTTGCCAATCACCAAAAGGAGTAGCTTTAATTATAAAAGCTGGCGGACCTTTAGTTAAATTGTATGTTAGAAGAAATATTTATAAAAAAATGTTATCAATAAATATCCCAGAAGAAGATGCAAAAATATTGTCACATAATATAATTGATTTAATTCAATCAATGCCATTAGAAGATTTAGAAAATTTAATAGAAACAGTTTTTAATCAAAGTTCTGGTGAAGAAGATGAGTGATTACTATATTTTTAATCGTTATGCGCCAATTAATAATGCAAGTGTTAAGTGTTCAAAATGTAAATTATCTTTTTTTATTTTAAAAGAAATTTTTGAAAAAAAAGAAGATGTTAGCTGTCCTCATTGTAAATCAAATTTAATTAACACATCTAAAAAATAATCTTTGAAAAATTCATATTTCTTGATTGCCATCATTCAAAAGATGGTGTAAAAATTCCAGTCCAAACATAAGATCATAAAAAATTAAAAGGAAAAAAACTGCCATGTCTATTACAGAGTTGCAGAAATATACAGCCATTTCTAAATATGCAAGATGGATCGAAAATGAAAAAAGAAGAGAAACTTGGGAAGAAAGCGTAGATCGTGTTAAAAACATGATGATAGAAGTATATCCAAGTCTTTCTGAAGACATTGAAAAGTATTATGGAATGATTAAAGATCAAAAAATACTTGGATCTCAAAGAGCATTACAGTTTGGTGGCAAGCCAATACTTAAACATAATGCAAGAATATACAATTGTTCAGCTAGCTATTGTGATCGACTTAGGTTTTTTCAAGAATGTTTTTATTTGCTTTTATGCGGTTCAGGAACTGGTTTTAGCGTACAAAAACACCATGTCGAACTTTTGCCCAGTTTTTCTGAAAACAGGCTTAAAAATCAAATTATAAGCCACAAAATACATGTTATAGATGACTCTATTGAAGGTTGGGCTGATGCTCTTGGAATACTGCTTTCTTCATATTTTGATAAACCGGTAAAAGAGTTTAAAGAATTTAAAGATTGTAATATTCATTTTGATTATTCTTCAATTAGAAAGAAGGGCGAACCTTTAGGTTTTGGCATTGGAACAGCCCCAGGTCATGAACCTCTTGAAAAAGCTTTAAAGAATATTAAAGCATTGCTTGATAAATGCGTTTCTGAAGGATTATCTAAACTTCGTACTATTGATGCTTTTGATATAGTCATGCATTCTGCCGATGCCGTTATTAGTGGCGGTGTTCGTAGATCGGCTACTATAGCTTTATTCTCTGCTGATGATGAATTAATGATTAATGCAAAAACAGGCGATTGGTATTTTACTAATCCACAAAGAGGCAGAGCTAATATATCTGCTCTTTTGCACAGAAAAGATTCTTCTAAAGAAGTATTTGAGAATTTATTTAAAGCTACTAAACAATTTGGTGAGCCAGGTTTTTTCTGGGCTGATCTTTATGATGCATTGTGCAATCCATGCTGCGAAATATCATGGGTAACAAGAGCTTATTATAAAAAAGATAGCGATGAATTAAAGCTTGCTTTGTTAAATTATGATGGTCCAATTACTACAAAGGAAAACTGTAAAGACGATATGCCAGAAGATGAAGTTGGTCTTTCTGGTTGGGGATTTTGTAACCTTTCTACAATTAATGGAAAAACGGTCACATGCCCAGAAGATTTTTATGAAAGGTGTGAAGCTGCTGCATTTATTGGAACGCTTCAAGCTTCATTTACTAATTTTTCTTATCTTGGAAAGATTACTGAACAGATAGTTAGAAAAGAAGCTTTGTTAGGTGTTTCGATCAATGGTATGCAGCATCATCCAGAAATACTTTTAAATCCAAAAATTCAACAGCATGGAGCTAAAATAGTAAGACAAACAAATGAAAAATATGCAAAAGCATTGAAAATAAATCCAGCTGCCAGAACAACATGTATTAAACCAGAAGGAAATTCTGCTTGTTTATTAGGTTCAACATCTGGAATTCACCCAGACCATAGCCAAAAATATTTTCGTATAGTCCAAGCAAATACTAATGAAGCTCCGTATAAGTTTTTTAAATCTAAAAATCCACAAGCATGTGAAGAATCTGTTTGGTCAATAAACAAAACAGATGATTGCATTAGATTTTGTGTAGAAAGTCAAGAAGGCACAAGACTAAAAGAGTCTTTAAGCGCCACAGAACTATTAGATAATGTTGTGTCAACTTATAATAATTGGGTAATACCAGGAAAAAATGAACAATTATGTGTTTGCAAAGAAATCAATCACAATGTTTCTAATACAATACATGTGAATGAAAATGAATGGTCTATTGTGTGCGATTACATCTATAATAATAGATATTATTTGGCTGGAATATCTTTAATTGCTTCTAGTGGCGACAAAGATTATGAACAAGCACCTTTTACCGCTGTTTATACAATTGAACAGCAAGAAGAAATTTATGGAAAAGAATCTTTAGTTATAGCAAAAGAACTTTTTGATAAATATAAATCATACGAATTTAGTTCTTTGTGGAGTGCCTGTTCTTGTGCTTTAGGTTATTTTGAACCTAATAGTGATATGCAAAAAATTTATAAAAATCATATTATTAACTTTTCCAAAATGTTTAATAATGACATTAAAAAAGCTACATATGCTTTAAAAGATATGTACAATATTGAATTATGGAATAAGTTGAAAGAAAGTTATATTAACATAGATTATAAAGATATGATCGAAGAAAGTTCTACTATTGATGTGCAAAACGAACTGGCTTGCGCTGGAGGTTCTTGCATTATCTAGAAAGATGTATTTATGGAAATCAAAGAATTAATTAATAACAATTTAAAAAAATGGAAAATAGAACAAGCTCAAATAGATCCATTTGGTTATTGCAACGCTAAGTGTTGGTTTTGTCCTGTTAGATATTCTCCAAATCCATCTGAAGGCAAAGTTCAGATGCCCATAGAATTATTTGAGAAGATAATAAACAATATTTTAGAAGAAAGATCAAAAGAAGATGGCATAGTTTCAAAAAAGTTTAATGGTTTATATACAGCCCATTATAATGAAGTTTTATTGTATAAACACTTTGAGCAAATGTTGGAAATATTAAATAAAAATAACCTTTATACAATGATATTATCTAATGGAATAAATTTAACTCCAGACAAAACAGATATAATAAAAAAACACCAAAGAATAATAAGCGGAATATGTTTAAATATACCAGCTTTTGAAGCTGAGTTATGGGAAAAAAGATCTGGAATTAAAAAAGAGAAATTTGGACAACTTATAAGCAATATAAATTACGCAAGAATGACATTAAGAGATATGGTATCAAACAAGGCTTTTTCTATACAAATAAACGGCATAGATGAAACAAGCAAATATCAAAACAATGGCTGGTTAGAGCTTGGTTTTGAAGCTCCTGATTTTTCCCCAAATGAAAACGAAAGACAGCTTCAGTTAGCGAAGTCTATTTTTCCAGAAGTTAATTGTTTTAAAGTTCCACACCTTATTGATAGGGCTGGTAAATTACACGAATTAGGTATTATATCAAATAAAAAAGCAATTAATAAACATTTAAAAAAGAAAAGTGTAGTCGGTTGTTCTCATGGCAAAGAAATAGGCGGAAGACCATTTGGTTATTTGCATGTAAATGCAGCTGGCAAATTATTTTTGTGTTGTCATGACTATGATTTTGATACAATATTTGGTGATATTAATGAATCTTCTTTGCGAGATATATGGTTTTCAGAAAACCATGTAAATGTTATAGAAAATTCATTTAATAAATTCTGTACAAATTGTGCTTCGTCAGAATGGTCGGAGTAAACATGGAAAAATCATTTTCTAGTGGAGACATTGTTGTTTTAAAATCTGGCGGTCTTCCAATGACGGTATTAAAAATAAATCAGAATTCAGAAGATCCAGAAGTTTTAGTAGCCTATTTTGATTTGGATGGAAATGTTATTAGGGATGGTTTTCCGCCAGAATCTTTAGAGCTTAGTGAAACTAGATGGGATATAAGTTTTTGCGTTGATATTGATGAAGATAAAAACGAATGGGAATAATATGCCTACATTTGAATATAAGTGTGATTCTTGTGAGTATTCTTTTGAAATAGAAAAAAGTATTCATAAAAACCACCCTAAAAAATGCCCAAAATGCAAACAAAATAAACTTTATCAAATCTTTGGAAGTCCTTTTGTATTTTGTAATAATGTAACTACAATAGGACAATGGGCAGAAAAAAACGCAAAAACAAAAGGCAAAGGAAAAGACCAAAAATCTATGCGAGAAAAAATCGCAGACGCAGGAATTTCAAAAAAAGAAAGTAATACTCCTTGGTGGAGATCTGGCGAAGTAAAAGATTTGCCAAAAATGGACAAGCCTTTAAATTTAAATAAAATAAAAAATGTTAAGAAATATGTGGAGGAAGGAAAATGAATGAAAATTTTTTTAAATCAGCAAAGCAAAACGATCCTACAAAACCACACAAAGCTATGATTGTTGTTTACTATTCATTGCATGAAAAAGATAATCAAAATAGAGCTAATGGAAATCCGATTGAGTATGAACATAAAGAGTTTTATATTGACGGTGATGATAAATCAATATGCGAAAGAAAAGTTTTTGAACTATTAGAAATGGTAGGTAGTATATGCTCGAAAGAAAAACAGTAAATATAAGCAAAGACCCTATTTTAACAGATAATGGTCATATATATCTTTCTTGTTCTTCTTGCAACAAAAAACTCGTTGATTTATTTATCGTAAAAAAAGATGAAAGTCTTAAATGGAAAGTGATGGCAAAATGTTGTTATTGTAACGATAAGTCTTTTATAACTGAAGTAAGCGGAATGTTTAGACCTTGTGGTATTATGAAAATATCAGAGACAGATCCAGATGATTCTAAACTTATCACTCAGTTAGCAAATATTAAAAATGAAAATGATACAATAGTATTTTATACTAAAAAAGGAGATTGTAATGAATGATGAATACATAGATCATAAAACCACAGTAAAAGGTCTTGATTTTAATAACAAAGAAATCAGTCCACAAGATTGGTCTTGCATAGCAAAAACATCTATTACTGAGCCAAGTAATTTACAAAGATATTTTGTTCGTGTTTGCACAGATGGTCCTGACAATGGACTTTTCTATAATCCTATGGTTCATCAACCATCAGACCTTAAGAGATTTGATGCTTTTAAAGGAAGAAAAAGGTTTGATTTTAAGTCGGTGAATAAGGAATGCTATGATTTGTACCTTCAATTTATAGAAACAAAAAATCCAAGTTTGTTAAAAAACGCAGAAAGGATAAGCATAAATGTCTAAGAAAAAATTGGTTTTAACAGATGAACATAAAATAATTATAGATAAATGCTGTCAATTATTAAGCATTGATCAATTATGTAAAGCTTTAAATCTTTCAAAAGATTTGATAAATAATTATTACGAAATGGCGAATAAAAAAGCAGGATTAAAATTTGATCAAAGACCCGGATCTGTATCTATGACACAAGCCCAGTCTATGATAGATGACACTATAAAATATGAACAAAAAAATATTTATGATTCTCCAAAATATAAAGATTGCATACATAGGACAGAATAATGATAACGCTTATAGAAGATGATTATATACAACACCAAAATGTATTTTCTGCTCAATGGATAGCAGAATTAAACGATGGAACTACTGCTTATCAAGATGATGGTCATCCAGAAAGAGATAATATCCCTTCTTGGCTTAGATTAAAGTTATATCTATTACAAAATAGATTGAACATTGTATCATTAAAAATTAGATATAGATCTAATATTGCAGATACTTTGCCAAAAAATGCAGAGGGGTATTTTTTTTCCAATCTGGCATTTTCCATTTTTGGTTCTCATAGCGGAAGTTGTTATGTAATAGGATATAAAGATGGAGACATAATAAAAACTGAAGAATGGCTAGTTCCAAATTTAACTCTTCTCAAGCAAGATGAAAGGCCAGTCATTATTAATGACTTTTTAATATTAAATCATGGAAGACAAATATAGCAAAAAATCTGAAACGAGAACATTTGAGTCAAGATTTGGTGGTGGTTGGATTTCTGCTGCTCAATATTTAGCAGAAACAATGTGTGCTAGAAATGCTAAGTTTAATAAAACAGAACTTCCTCCGAAGTTTTGGAATCACAAGCCTTGGAAAGATTATTATCTTTATCAAATAAAGCTTGCAAATAGTTTGCTTAAAAAGTATTCTCAGTCCATAATTTTTCAATCTTTGAGAACTCCAAATGGAGTTAAAGTTATTTCTTTGAAATCTCCATTTCTTCAAAAAGAAATAGCTATCATAGAAAAGAAAAGCGCTCAACAGGAAATAAAAACCACACAAGTAGAAAACTTGGATCAAAGACCTAATTTTGTGCAGAACAAAAGTTTAAAAAGAAAGCTAGAGGAATTAGATGGCCAAGAAATCTGACAAGTCAGAATCTAAAAGTAGTGACTATTTAGAAAGAGTTATGTCTGAAGTTAATAAGCAATATGCAGAAGGAGTTGCTATTACGGCAGACAATTTATTAGATAATCCACCAGAAATTATACCTATTAGCCCTGCTTTAGATTTAGGTTTACATGGAGGGATACCAGAAGGTTCTTGGGTAACATGTAGTGGTCATCCCAAAACAGGAAAAACATTAACATCTTTATCATTTGCTGCTGAGTGTCAAAAACAAGGCCGTCATGTTTATTACTTAAATATTGAAGGTCGTTTAAAGTCCATGAATATTCATGGTATAGAAGGTTTAGATCCTAAAAAACTAACAATTTATAGATCTGTTCCAGAAAAAATATTAACTGCTAAAGATTATTTAAATTTAGCAATGAAAGCTATTCAGACGCATCCAAGGTCTTTAATCATTATTGATTCGGTAAGCTCTCTTTGTGATGAAAGAGAAATGGATGAAGGTATAGGTTATGAAAATCGTGGTTCTGGCAACAAGATGTTTGCTGGTTTTTGTAGGCAAGCGTCCAATCTAGTTCCCATTCAAAAAGTTATAGTTTGGTCTATTATGCACTTGGCTCAAAACCAAGGCATGTATGGTGGCTTTATTGAAAAGGGATCAAGGGCTTTACAATATCAGGCCGATGTTCAACTAAGAGTGAAATATGATAAAGCATGGACTGCTAATCAAGATGGAAAAGAAGTTCAAGTCGGTCAACAAGTTCATTGGCTTATAGAATCTTGCGCTCTTGGATCTCCAGGCATGGAAGTTGATAGTTATATTAGGTACGGTGTCGGCATTGATAAAACATTTGAAATCATAAACCTAGGCATGGAGTTAGGTTTAATTATAAAATCTGGTGCTTGGATGAATCTTGACTATTTAAAACGGCACATAGAAGAATCAGAAATACCAAAAGTGCAAGGTTCTGAAAAGCTTTATAAACTATTAAAAGAAAAGCCAGAATGGATAGCTCTTTTGCAAAAAGAAATAGATGATATACTAAGACCATGAAAGTAACAGGATTAGACAACAAAGAATATTCTTGGTCTATTTGGGGAAAATCCTCAGATTCGGAACAAAAATCTTCTTATCATTTAAAAGCTAGGGCATTGTTAAAAAAGTTATTTCCAATAGATAGAATTTTGGAAGAAGTTTATTTGCCGGGTTGTGATAGTTTATATGCTGACTTTTTCTTGCCTTTGAGGAAAATAATTGTTGAGGTTCATGGAGAACAGCATTATAAATACATACCGTTTTTTCATGGCAATAAATTAAATTTTGCTAAAGCGCAAGCTAGAGATAGAAACAAAAGGCTTTTTTGTGAAAAAAATGGAATATTATATATAGATTTACCATGTAGTGAGAGTGAAGATGAGTGGAGAAACAGAATTTTGGAATGTAAATTGTAATAAAGATTTTTTTGAGTCTTTGCATAGCCCATTTGAAAATAATCTAGGCTTAACTTTTACTCCAGAAAATCCAAATGAATGTATGCGATTATTAAATTTATCGCATGATCAATTAAAAGTAATGACTTCTGACCAATGTGGCGAAGCAGCATTGTTGCTTCATAATTTTTCATTTAGACTGACTAAAGAAATAAGTTCTAAAAAAGCATTACTTAATTATTATAGAGAATGTTTTTATAAAACTATTAGCAAATATGTATCAGACATAAAATATCTTTCGGCAGAAGAAAGAATTGCTATAGCTGCTGAACAAGATGATTATGCTAAAAAGTTAAAATTTAGCATTGTTAAACTTCAATATATTATTGATCGTGTTGAGTATTTGCCCATGAAAGTAGATAAAGTAGCAGATATGTTTAACAGTTTACAAATAGCTAGGAGAGTTAGAAATGACAATAGTAGAATTGCTTAACAAGGCTTTAGAAGAACAAAGTTTTTCTTATGTAGAAGAAGCTTTATTTAATTTAACTGGTATTAAACCAGAATCTAAAAAATCGACTAAAAAAAGAGTAAATAAAAAGAAAGAACTGGCGAATAAAACTATAGACTCTGATTTTGTAAATAATTTTGTTGATGATTTATCAATACATCCAGAGCTTGTTGAAAAAAATATAAAAAAGGTTAAAAAAAATTACAGACCAGAATATACCGAATCCTTAATTGATGTTAGTTGTTCAAAGTGCGGTTCTAAAGAAAGGGTTGAAAAAGAAGAGTTTTATTCATTGGCTAGGTTATCAGAAGGATCTTATCTATATACTTGCCCAAAATGTATTAAAAGGAATTTATCAAGATGATGCATGACCCAGCAGCTGAAAGAGCAGTTTTATCTTCTTACTTTCAACATGGTAAAGATGCATACATTGAATCTTCAGATATTTTAAATGAAGATTGTTTTTTTATAGACTCAAATAAAATAGTTTACAAATGTTTAAGACATTATTATCAAGATGAAAATGAAAAAATAGATATTCCAACATTTTTATCCATAGCAAACTCGCTTGGTTATAAAGAATTTTTTGAATCTAAAGATGAAAAAAAATATCTTAATAGCTTAACCATTCTCCCTGTTGAGTTAAAAAATACACGAAAGCTTTCTGCAAAACTTGTAAAATTAAAGATTGCAAATTCATTAAAAAAAGAAATAGATCTAGCAAGCGGTGAATTAAACTCAGTTACTGGAGATGAAACGCTATCAAATATACTTGGGATAGCAGAACAACGAATATTTGATTTTACACTTAATTTATCAAATAGTGAAGATTCTGCTCCAAAATTCATTGGCGATGGCATAGATGAATATATACAACACTTGGAAAATAATCCTATTACTCAGATAGGTATTCCGAGTGGTTTTCCTATTTATGATCAATGTATTGGCGGTGGTTTTAGACCTGGCACAGTAAACATCATTGGCGCAAGAATGAAAACCGGAAAGTCATTCTTTGGAGATGCCGTAGCACTAAACATTTCTGAAAAACTAAACATACCAGTTTTAGTATTAGATACTGAAATGTCTAACAAAGATCATTGGCATAGAATGTTAGCGTCAATATCTGGAGTTAAAATTAACGACATAGAAACTGGTAAATATATATCATTGCCAGATGGTAAAAATAAAATAAACAACGCTAAAGAAAAGCTTAAATCAATACCTTATTATTATAAATCAATAGCCGGACAACCTTTTGAAGAAACATCAGGCATTATGCGAAGATGGATAATGCAAAAAGTAGGTCTTAATGAAAGCGGTCAAGCCAATCCATGTTTAATAGTATTTGATTACATTAAGCTAATGAGTGATGATTCTATAAGTAAAAACATGGCTGAATATCAAGCATTAGGCTTTCTGATGACTTCTTTGCATAATTTTTGTGTAAAATACGGAGTGCCATGTCTTGCATTCACTCAATTAAATCGTGATGGTATAAATCGTGAAGATACAGATGTAGCGTCTGGTTCTGATAGAATTCTTTGGTTATGCAGTAATTTTTCTATATATAAAAGAAAATCAGAGGAGGAATTAGCAGAAGAAGTTCCAGCAGCTAATGGCAAAAGATATAATTTAAAGTTAATACCAATTATTAGTAGGCATGGAAATGGCTTATCACAAGGTGATTATATCAACATTTGTGGCGAATATGAGATAGGTAGGATTTCTGAAGGGCCTACAAGAAATAATTTTCACTCACTAAGAAATACTAATAGCGGTTTTACTATTTCAGAAGAGGTGTCAAGAAATGAGCCAATTGACTTCTTTGGATCAGACGAAGATTAGTTTTATGTCTGAAAAAATATTTGAGAATATTCAAATATTCTTAGATATGTTTGACATTAAATATAAAAATGTACAGAATTATATTTCTGCTCCATGTCCAATACATGGTGGAGATAATCCTACTGCTTTTTGTATGTATCTAGATGGGAATACTTTAAAAGGTAACTGGTGTTGTTATACACATCATTGTGAAGAAATATTTAGGCCAACACCATTTGGTTTTATTAGAGGTGTTCTTTCTAACAAATACAATAATTGGACAGGGCAACTTAAAGATATAAAATACGGTTTTTTAAAAACATATGACTTTTGTCAATCAATACTGAAAATTGATGAATCTAATATTCCAGAGTTAAATAATATAGAAAAAAGAAAGTTTTGTAATGATATTAAAATATTTACAAAAACTAAAAAATTCTTTAAAGGTTGGAATTTACATAATGTTATTTCAAGTATGGATATACCATCACAATATTTTTTAAATAGAGGTTATAAAAGAGAAACCTTGGAACATTTTTGTGTTGGCACTTCAAAGAAAAATGACGGCATTTTTAGAGATAGGTCTATAGTTCCAGTCATAGCACAAGACGGAATTCATGTTGTCGGTTTTACTGGAAGATCAAATTATGAAAAATGTTTAAAGTGCAATCAATATCACGAAGGATCATGTGAATCTAAAAACAAAAATTATATATATTCAAAATGGGTAAATAACAAAGGTTTTGCAAAAGAAAGATACTTATATAACTTACACAATGCTATAGAAGCTGCTAAATACAGTAAAAAAATAATTTTATGTGAAGGTCCAGCTGATGTTTGGTCTTTATATGAAAAAGGTATTGAAAATGCCGTTGCTATATTTGGAACATCTTTAACTGATTCTCAACAAATTATATTAGAGACTTGCGATATACATAAGATAATCTTATTATTAGACAATGATGAAGCTGGCATTGAAGCAAGAGAAAAAATCAAGTCATCTTTATGTAGGTTTTTTAACATAGCAGTACCAAAATATGAAGGTAAAGATCCTGGATCATCCAATTCAAATTTGAAGGACATATGCAATGTGTAAAATATTAGGAATAAGTGGTAAAAAAAGTGCTGGAAAAGACACGCTAGCTAATGCATTTTTTAATCATTGTAGATTTTTTTTAAATAAAAAAGTAGAAATTATACCTTTTGCACTAGCTTTAAAAGATACATGTCAAAATTTATTCAGTATAAAAAAGAAATCTATTTATGGAACCGAAGAACAAAAAAATGAATTAACTTATTATAAATGGTCTGATATGCCTAATTTTGTATCTGAAAGTATTTATGAAAAAATAAAATCTTCTGGCATTGATCCAAAAGATATAGGTTTGTTTACAAAAAATGATTCATATATGACTGGTAGAGAATTTTTACAATTTTTTGGAACTGAAATTTGTAGAAAAATAAGCGATAACATACATATACAAGCAACATTTACAAAAATTAATTCTTTAAAAAGAGATTTTTTTATTATTCCAGATGTAAGATTTGTAAACGAAGTTAAATCAATTCAAGAAAACGGTGGATATGTAGTAAGATTAAACAGGGGTATTTCAAGTGATACACACTCTTCAGAAAAAGAATTGGACGATTTTAAAAACTTTGATTTAATAATAGACAATTCAAAATTATCTGTAGATAAAGAATTATCTTTGTTAAATAAATTTTTAACCAAAAAAGGTTGGTTTAAATGATAATAACCTATTTAAGGTCTTCTTCAGCTGGCTCGTTTGAATGGTGTCAGCATAAATATTTTTTAACATATTGTTTAGGTTTTAAAGATGATTCTAATAAAAAAGCTGTAAAAGGAAATATAGTTCATAAAGCACTAGAGTTACTAGCTAATAAACAGCTTTGTTTGCAAACAAAGACCAAAAATTTTCGTGATGATGAATTGGATAAAGAGTTTGATACCTTGCTTATTTGTCCAGAGCAAGCTATTAAGTCGGCTTTTGAATTTTATAGCAAAAAAGAAAATACTTTTGAATGGACAGATAAAGATTTTGAGGAATGCGACAAATGGTTATGGGATACTTTATTATTTAAAGACGGAATGTTTTCTCCGTTGAATAGAGTAATAGTTGAACCAGAAAAATATTTTGATATAGAGCTAGATAAACCTTGGGCTAAATACGACTTTAGACTTATGAACGGAGAAACCGTTTCTGGTAATTTAAGATTAAAAGGAACTATGGATCTTATAACCAGAATAGATTCAAAAACAATTGAATACATAGATTGGAAAACAGGAGAAAGAAAAAATTGGTCTACTGGAAAAGAAAAGGGTTATGACGATCTATTTGATGATTTTCAACTTAGACTTTATCATTATGCTTTAAGCAAAGTCTATCCAAATGAAGAAAATATAATAGTTACAATATTTTTTGTTAAAGCTGGCGGACCATTTTCTATATGTTTTCACAAGGAAGATCTTATAGAAACAGAAGAAATGATAAGAAAGAAGTTTGAATCAATAAAAAAATGCAAAACTCCAATGAGAATTATGGATTTAGGTAGAGATAAATGGAAATGCAGTAAATTATGCAAGTTTTATAAAGACGATTTTCAAGATGGAGTATCAACTTGTAGAAAAATTCATGAGGAAATAGTTGAGTTGGGATTAGAAAAAGTTTATACTAAATATGCTGACTTCACAGCGGTTAAACAGTATGGTAGTGGTGGCGGTAAAACTAACAGGGAATCAACATGAGCGAAGAAAAAATTAGCAGCTTAAACGAACTTTTAAACTTATTTTCTTTTAAAGAAAAATCAGATATTCCAGAACAAAAAGAAGAAAATTCAAAAAATATTTTGGTTTTTAAAACATCTCTGCTTGATTCTTTGGGTAAATTTCAAGGAATTTTAACAGGTGAAGATTGTCAACTTTATTTACAAGAAATACTTATTCCAGAAAATTTATTATGGATTCCGAGAAATATTGCTGAAAAAAGTCCTGAGTACAAACAAGTAATTCCTTACTGCGTTATTACATCTGCAAATAAAACATTTTCTTATCGAAGAAATAAAAAGGGCAATGAATCTAGATTACATAACATGAAGTCTATAGGCATTGGCGGTCATATTGAGCAATCAGATTTAGACAATGTTGATGACTTGTATAATAGTGCTATGTGGAGAGAGATAGACGAAGAAATTGCCCTAAATAAAGGTTTGGTAAAATCGAATAAAATTATAGGCATCATTAATGATGATAGTGATGATGTTGGAAAAGTTCATTTTGGAATTGTTCATAACCTTAAGATGAAGACGACTGATTGTATGGGTCTGTTAGAAAATAAACTATCTGATGGTGGTTGGGAATTTACTGGATATTTGAAAAATGATATTGATCAATGGGAAAATTGGTCAGTATTTGTAATCAATGAATTAATGAGCGAATTAAAGTCTAAGTAATTTTTATTTATGGAAGTTTTTTTAGAAAGAATTAAATGTCAAATTGGATTCCGTTGCATGTTCACTCGCAATATTCATTGCTTGATGGACTTCCTTCTGCTGAAAGAATAGCAGATAGGATATCAGAACTTGGATTAAAAGGTTGTGCATTAACAGATCATGGATCTTTATCTGGTTCTATTTCATTTTATAAAAAGTTAAAATCCAAATCTATTGATCCAATACTTGGTTGTGAATTTTATATATGTGAAAATGAACCTACAATAAAGAATGAAGATAATAAAAAACTAAGTCATTTATGTGTTCTTGCAAAACAAGATATTGGATGGAAGAACTTAGTAAAAGCTAGTTCTATTTCTAGTTCTCCAGAAAACTTTTATAGAAAACCAAGACTTGACCTTAAAACTCTTGCGTCTATTTCAAATGGTTCCTTTATTGTTTTTTCTGGTCACCCAGGTTCTGACTTGGGAAATTGTTTATTTACAAACTTAACAGAAGCATATAGAGCAGAAACATTTGAACACGCCAAGTCATTAATTGATCCTAATTGGGAAAAGAAAGCTACTGATCTAGCATATAAATACGCAGACTTATTTGGAAAAGAAAAC